CTCCCATTGAAAAGACAACAAAGTCGAGTCCCCTAGGTAAAACTTCTCCATAGCAAGGCCTCCAATATTTAAGTTCATACAAAGGGGCTACATCTTCTTTAGTTAGCTTTTTAAGGCTTTCTACAGGGTGACCTACATATTCTTCCCAAACACGCTTGGTAACCCCTAAATTTGTTTCACCGCCAGGGTCGCTAGGATGGTTTACCCAACCACCTTCAGACTTTAATACTAAGTCTAGACATTCTTTAAAATTGCCAATCATTTAATGCCTATTTGAGATTTAATCCAATCTTGTAATGCTACGGTTTGGGCTGTGGTTTCAGCGCATTGTCCAGCAAGAATATTGTAGGCGGTAATAACATCAGTTGCGCTGGGGGCTGCGGAAATTCCTGGCACTTTACTGCTACTGCCGTTGTTCCACACGCTTGTAGACTTATAATAATTCCGCAAAGCAGCAAGTTTCGCATTGTATTCATTCTCGATTCCTTTGGTTACTAGGGCTTGTTGTTTAGTGATTGATTCAACATGGGCTTCTTGGGCTTTAGCAACAGACTCAACTTCTGCTTTAAAAGTAACATATTTGTTATGTTGGTATTTTCCATAACCAAATCCAGCCAAAGCAATGACTGATAAACCAACCATAATGTAAGTATTTATAGATAACGGAAACATTAGACTAGCCTTGGTGAAAACGCAAAAGTAGCTGGGTAATCAGCAATAAAAGCAGCATTGTTTGGGTCGTTTACATACTGTGGGTCAACCAAAGCACGAATGTTCCAACCTAAGTTTAAGTATAGGGTTTTCCCGAATAAAGGTTTGAACAGAACATACTGCCAAAGTCCTTGACCTTTAACTAGCAAATGTCCAGGGTGGCTTTCATCACAATGTAAATCGCCAGAATAACTCATGCCGTCTGTGCCATGCAAAAACTTAACTGCAAAGCCATAGAAAGGGTTACGCCATAGCCATTGAACTCTTGACCACCAAGAATGGCTGTGTTTAGTTTGCCAACCAGCATCTCCGTCTAAACTATTGTCAGGCGTTTGCCACCAAGATAACCAAGTTTTTAAGCGTGGGCCAACACCCCAAGATTTGCCGTTATCAAGCCAGCCTTCTTTATCTTCTTTTAGGATTGCCAATATAAAAGCCAAAGGAAAGGTTAAAACAGTCCCTATGAGGTTAATAACAACTAGGAAAGGGTAAAGTATGTAACTCATCGTATAGGCCCTGTAGAAACAAATCTAAGAATAGCCACAATAACGCCTATGGCTACAAGAATAATGCCGTAATACTTTTCGCTTATAACTGATTGTAAATACGAAAAATTGTCAAATAATGCGCCAAAAATGACTAGGGCTAATGAAAACCACATAGTCTTGCTATGTGTCATTCGTTTCATTTATGGAATAAAAAATTTGTAATGTAAGTAATAACACCACCAACAATGGAAGCAATAGTCATTCCCATCCAAAAACCACCTTTAGACTTGTTTGCAAGTTCTAAAAGTTCTTTGATGTCCCTATCCATAGAGTCAACTTTGGCTTGTAAATTCTCGACTTGATTGACCAAGCCGCCAAACTTAAACATATCAAAATTATCAAGGTCAGCCATATCGCACATTATTTTTTAGGTTTAGGAGTGCGAGTAGTCGCCTTGGGGATTTTAACAGTTTTGTCTGTTGTCTTTTTAGCTACTTTTGTAGTCTTTTTAGCAACAGGAAAAGACCATGCAGCATCTACACTAATTTTTGGCATGTAGCCAAGTTTGTCAAATAACCAAGTAACTATAAACATAATTAGGTCTTAAAAGTTCCGCTTGAATTGAAAGTATGAACTGTGTAACCACTAGCAGTAGCTATAGTTCCGCCTGTTGCCCTTTGTGGGCCAAAATACCAAATTTTTACTATTCCTGAACCACCAGCAGCACCAGGGCCAGAATTACTTGTAGCACCAGCGCCCCCTCCACCGCCAGTATTGGCAGTACCGTCTACACCTTTTTGATAAGTAAAACCACCAGCACCACCACCGCCTAAACCACCAGCGCCACCAGAAAATTCATCTCCACCACCGTTGCCAACATTACCTCCACCACCACCTGCATAGTATGCAGAACCAGTTGGAGTGGTAATATAAAGACCAATACCGCCAGCACCAGCAGTATTACCAACACCGTTTCCGCCTACTGCGCCAGCACCACCACCACCAGCGCCACCTTGGTCTGAAATTCCTGTTCCGCCAGCACCATAACCACCTCGGTTACCTTGCCCAGCAGTTCCGTTACCAGGGCTACCAGCATAAGCAGCGCCACCGCCAGAACCACCGCTTCCACCTGTAGCAGTTTGGTTATTAGCACCATGACCACCACCAATAGAAATTAAGCTAAAAGCCGAAGAATTATTACCGTTTGAATTGCCATCGCCAGCACCACCAGCGCCTACAACAACAGAAAAACTTTGTCCAGGTTGCAATATAGTGGTTGAATTTAACAAACCACCAGCACCACCACCGCCTGAACCACCATTGACATAACCACCGCAACCACCACCAGCAACAATTAAATAAGTTACAGGCAAAGTTCCACCATTGGTAAACCCAGTAGATTTAGCTAATAAAGAACCTCTAGTTTGAAGCACAGGCATTATGCAAATCCTGTCAATGAAGCCAAAACTGAGAATGTACCAGTACCAGTTTTAATAATATTGGCTGTGTATACATTGGTTGAACTTACATAACCGCTTGTAGGAGTAAAACCTTGCCATTTAGGGGTTACAGAAGTGCCATCAATACTAAAACCAGTAGCGTAATAAGCGGTTGTACCGCAAACAACAAATAAAGAAATGGTTACGCTATCACCTGTAGACATTAAGCTATCAAGGGTAGTTGTAGAATTACCACGCACATTAATAGTAAAGTTATTGGTAGCGTTAGTTGTGTAAGTTTGAATAGCTTGCGTTGCAACATCAAAGTTTGTAGTTGATGCTGGGGCAGAAGCAGTAATAGTTACTTTTTCTTTGGCAAAATTGTCAATCTTTAAGCGAGTAAATTCGCCTGTAGAGGCAGTTGTAGCACCAATAGTTGTGCCATCAATAGTGCCACCAGTAATTGCCACATTGGTAGTTACTTGGCTTACAGAAGCAGCATCAGTAGAAGCTGTGCCATCTGCTAAGTTGGTAATCTTATTAGTGCCCATATTAAGATTGCCAGAAGCGGTTGTTTGACCGTCAGAGGCTAAAGAACCTGTTAAGGCATTAGCCATGTCTGTAAGTGTTGTATTAGCCCATGTAGAACTAATAGTTGTGCCTGTTACTACTGGATTACCAGCAGGTAAGGAATATGTACCGCTACCGTTTCTACTCATTCTATTCTCCGCTTAATGTGCGTTGTGTTCCAATTAATGTTCCTGTGCCGACTTGCGGTATTTTAAGCAATTTTGCTAATTCTTTAGCTGTTTCTGGGCGTTGTGTAAGCATTGCTTGCGTTATTTGACGACCACCTGGCATATAAGGGGCAGCAGTTGCAGCGCCTAATAAATAATCTTTCCAATTTCCAGCCATCATTCTTGTAGCTGTGCCAGAATCTTTAATTTGACTTGGTAAAACTTTTTCGGCTGCATCTGTTAAATCTTGCATTAATGCTTGACCAGTAGCTGTTTGACCTTTTCCAGCAGATTTATCAGCTTGTCGTACTGCTGCACTTAGTTGTGCAGGAGTAAACATTTCACTTGTTCCAGCACGAGAACCAGCGCCACGAATTCTTGCGTAGTTTGCATATCCAGTATTAATTTTTGCTAAGTCTTCAGCAAACTGTGGATTGTTGCGACCTAAAGATTCACGAATATCAGCTAATGCTTGTTGATAAGCCCTTCCAATTGTGGCTTGTGAACCTGTAGCACCTTTGTAATCCCCAATAATTTTATTTAAATCTTCTTCTATTATTTTAAATGTATTGCCATCCATTACACCTTTTTCTGAAAGACGACCTTGAATCATATCTTTAACATCATTACTAACAGATGTTGCATCTTCCGCTTTTAATCCAGCAACATTTTTTCTAAGGCTAGATAAACTATCATATAAAGGTGCATCAGGTTTAAATGTTAATTTAGGCAACAATTCGTTATATGCATCTTGTAATTGATTTTTAACATAATTTACGCCTTCACGACCTGTAGCTATAGGTATTTCGCCATTAATAGGTTCTAATGCCCTTTTGTAAGCTGCACGATTAAAATCTTCAATACCTTTTTTTCTTGATGCAGTAATTGCTTCACCAACAACAGGTATGCTAGTAGCTTTATCTTCTAAAGATTTTAAAAATCCACCCATTATTTGACCTGGAGTCATAGAAATCTTTTCAGAAATCATTTTTTTAACTTCAGGAGTTAATACAGGGCTTAAAACACGAGAAGCGCCAGCCATTACAGGAACGCCAAGCGCACCTACTCCAGCGCCTATTGCAGCGTTTGTGCCTCGACCTTCATCAGTAGGTGTTGTAAGCGCATTAAGTGTTCCACCAATAGCAGCCTGTTCACCCATTGCAGTTGCAAAACTAGGAATTTTTCCAATAACATTTGCGGCTTGTGGAATTGATTTTGCTACATTTATACCTTTTTGCAACATTGTGGCAGGTGCTAAATAAGAAGCAATTTGACCTGTTCCAGTAGCAATAGGATATTCTTTAGAAGCCCCTTCAGTCATAGCACGACCAACATCAACAATGTTTTGACTTGTTTGTGGTGAAATAATTGATTCTGGCAATAATTGAGAAGCAGCACCAGCACCTTTAATTGTTTCTCCTAATGCACCCATTAACATAGGGCCAACAACACGAGGTTTTCCTTCCATTCCTACAGGATTACGCAATGATTCTAAAGCTGCTTCCATGCGTGTTTGTGGTTTTGGCGCAGACTGTGGCGCAACTTGAGAAGGCTGTGGAGATGAATATAATTTTTGTGCTTGTGCAATAACCTCTTCTTGGCTTGCACCTACAGGGCCAATAAGGGTTATTTCTTTTCCGTCAGGCGCAACAACGGTATATTCTTTTTCTGCCATTATTTAACTCTCCAACCACCAGCCGCAGGAGTTTCTTGACCAATCGGAACATAAATGCTATATGGAAATTCCATTTTTGCAGGGCCAGTTTCAGCTTGTTTAACTTGCGTATTGTGAGAAATGGCTTTTTGTTCCAAAATTTCTTTTTGCACAGCAATAATTTTAGGTAATGAAGTTGGGTCTGTAGTGATTGTTCCAAACGCATCTTGCATAACTTTTTGTTGATATTGTGAAGGAGAAGCATCCATCTTTTTAAGATTTTCCATTGTGCTTTGAAATAGTCTGCTTCCCAATTCTTCTGTGTTATTAATTTTGTCAACAGCAATTTTTGTTCCAAGATTGTTGTTAAATAATTTAGCAATATCTGTTTTTTGTTGTGCAAAAGTTCCAGCAAAAGATTTTGGTGCAAGTTCTGCTGCTTTATCCAAATTTTTAATTTCTGTTGGAATATTTTTGAGTGATTCCCATTGTTTAACAAGCCCTTGACCCATTTCTCCTTGGGCTTTATTTTTAAATGGTTCAAAATTTGCCACATTGGTAATTGCGGTCATATTTGGTGCGCCAGCTTTGTTGAGTTCAGTTCTATAACCCATATATCCTGGGTTCTTTTCTGCAAACTTGTATTCAAGAACTGAAGAAGGCGCTTCAGGTGCAAAGTTTTTAAGAACTTGTGGCAATAACTCTTTACCAGCACCATAATCATTTGTGCGAATTAATCTAGCGGCTTCAGCCCAATTAGGTTCTGCAGCAGGTTGATAAGCAATAGGTGCTTGACCTTTATATGCAGGGCCAGCTAATTCTGTTACTTTTTCAGCAGTTGGGGACATTGCTTCAATAATTTTTGCTTCGGCAGAAGAACGACCTTCACGAATAGCTTTAGCTAATGCAAGTTGTTGTTGTTCTACATTTTCTAAACCTTTAGAACCAGCATATATATTAAATAAATTAGCAATATTTTCTAATGGGTTTGTTGGCACATAAACACCTCCAGCTACAGTTTGACCTGGAGTTGCTTGCATACCTCTTTGCATTAACAATTCTGCCATTTTTTGTTGGCGACTTATTGCTTGCGCTTCTGGTTGCATTTCCAAAGGAACTTGAGAATTAAACATTTCAGCCATAATAATTCCTTATATCAATCCGATTGCTGCCAAATCTGCCGCACTCATTCCTGTTGCGCCGTAAGAATTTGCGCCACCCCCAAACAAATTGCCTAAACCGCTAAATGTGCCTTTTGGGGCCATTATTGAACCAGCGCCTAAATTTGATAACCCACTCATCATAGAATTATTGTAAGCATTTTGGGCATTAGCATTGGCTAGGTTACCTTGATAAGTTTGTTGTTGTGCGCCAAGATAATTAGTTGGGCTTGTAGTTGCATAAGAAGCAAATGAAGGTGAAGCTAATCCTTTTAACATTCCTGCTTGCTGATATGGCAACATAGATTGCGCCAAAGCCTGTTGAAACGCTTGATTTTGCGCTTGCATACCAAGACCTTGGTTAGCTAATTGCTGTTGATAAGCAAGGCTATTAGAATTCATAGCTTGTTGATTGTTGTATTGATTAGCACCCAACTGTGTATTAGCTACATTATAGTTTTGACCAAATTGTTGTTGATTTGCTGCCAAACCAGTTTGCATACCGCCAACAATAGCGCTAGTTAAAGCATCATTTTGATTTTGTGCTTCTAATGTTTTGGCAGTTTTATAAGCCTCAGAACCAGGCATAATGCCTTGGTTTGCTAATCTTGCATCATTAGCTTGTGTTTGTCGTTGTAAACTTGGTTGTAAGCGCTGCATAATGGCATCGCTATAAGTTTGACCTGGATTAATACCATAAGAAGGCAAAGCATTAGCGCCTAACTGACTTGTGTCTAATTGATAATTAGCTAATGATTTAGGGTCAAATTGTTGTTGATTTAGCTTAGAACCAAAATAGTTCATTGAAGCCATATCTTGACCTTGGAATTGAGGCGCTTGAAATGGCTGACCTAATTGTCCAAGATTACTATTAATAGCAGACTGAAGTTGTGGATTTACGGTTTGAGTTTGACTCCAAGTAGGATTGCCGTATTGGTCAGTACCAGTTTGAGAGTATCCCAATGAACTGTAAGGATTAGATTGATTTAAACGGTTTGCCGCCAAATCAGAAGCAGAAGTCTGCTGCGCTGCACCTGTATAGTTAGGTACATCTACAGTCTTAGGACTTCCAAATAGTGTATTAGTTACACCACCAAGTAAACCGCCACCACCACCCATGTCAATCTCCTTTGAGAGGCGTTTTAATGTCTAACCAACGACAATTTTCACGCCTCATTGCTAATATTACTAAATCCCCATCAAGGTGGGCATCTTCAATATACGCTTTATCTAAGAAACCAAGGTGTCGGTCTAACTTCAGGGCTTCCTTATTTGTGGAAGCAACTGCGGCTATTATAACCTTTACTTTCAATATGTTAAACGGATAATCAAAACAAGCCCACAACAAATCTTTACTAATCCAATTTGGTACTATGGCGGCTGTGTGCATCTGGCAAGATTTATCTAAAATATTGTCAAAAGCCACAACTGCCTTTACTTCACCATCAATTTCCTGCCCAATAAAGGTGGCATAAGGGCTAAATTGCATCCCCAATACTCTTGTAATCCATCCTCTAAGATGTTCTTGGTTATCAGTAACCACACGCCTCAAAGGACACCACCTCGTTCCATAACATAGTCAGAAGATACCCAATGGACATCAATTCCTTGGGTTGCTACTTTCATAATAATGCCACCTGAATAGCCTATTCCTGTAACGCCTTGCCATAGTTTTGTAAGAGATAAAGTTCCTCCCCAAACTTCTTTATCCCATTTGGCGTTGTCCCAAGTACCTGTAGTTGAACTTACAGCATTAAAACTAACTGCCCCAAGGCTATTTTGGGCATCAAAATCAGTATTAACCCCTACTAAAATGCCTGGCAAACCGTTGTCAGTTTGAAAAATAGGGCGAACCATAGTAAAACGCTTTAACTGTCCTGGACTATCAAAATAACTATAAGCCTGTTGTACTGAAGCGTTAATATTGTTTCCGTCATCGGAATAGCTACTCCAAAATTGACCTACAAATCCATTTCCACCAAAGTAAATCTTGTCAAAATTTAATTCCCAACAAGTAGCTTTAATGTCAGAAAAGCTACACCAAGCCTTAGAAATGGTATGCATACAATATTGTTGTATTCCTTCTGTGGAAGGCACATTAATAATCAACATATTTTCAGGGGCAAAATACATAATCTGCCAACCAAAATTGGTTGAATATAGGCTTATTTGCTGAGAAATTGCATAGTAAATCTTATCAGTAAGGTTTACCCTAGGGTCTAATCGACTAGACTGTAAAGAAGCTGTCAACGGTGCAAGGCCATCTTGCGTTAATAGCAAAAGGTCGCCACCAAACTTTAAAAAACATCTACGGCAAAAGGTTTGACCTAATTGCCAAATGCCTTCTAATGCCCATGTGTCTGCACTAGATGGGTTTGTGCCTGTATATACAATAACTTCGCCATTATTAGTTACCCATGCTGCATAGTCATCAGCGCCTTGACCAGCGTCAAGAGTCCAAGTACCCATAGCTTGTAAAAAGCCACCATTTCTAGCATATCCACCAAAATCTAAAGGTAAAGCAACACCAGCTACTTGACCTACAGGCAGATACCATGCTTTTAATGTATTAACTTCTACAAAGAAAAGAAAGTTTTTAAATAGGTTTACATGAACTAATTTGTTTGAATTAATGCCAGTAATTGCATATCCAACGGTATAAGTACCAACTACAGTAGCATTAGTTGCTGGCGTTGTAGCCATTGTGTAAGTAAATGTACTTGCACCTGTAACTGTAATAATAAAAGTACCGTTGTAGGCAGCAGGTGAAGCCCCAGCTATAGTGACTTGATTTCCGCTAATTAAACCATGCGGAGAAGCTGTAGTGAGGGTTGCTGTAGTGCCAACAAAGGTAATAGTGCTAATGGTTTGGGCTGTACTGGTAGTAGCATATTTAATCCAGTTTGTGCCGTCATACAGCATTGCAGGGTCTTGACCATTACAAGCTACAAGAAAGTGATTTCCACCTGTAGTGGACATATTGACATGCTGCCATTTGTCATTAGATAGTCCAGTTACCTTAGAAACTGCGGTAGCGCCAGAAGCATCATATAAAGTTGTACCAGCTACTGCAAATAACTTTTGACTAGTAGGCCCAGCCCAGTTCATAAGGCTATTTACTTGACCTGTTATGCCTGTACAAGCCTTTTTATAGCCCAATCTTACTTGTACATCAGTTGGAGTAGGAAAGAAATTGTTTAATACCACCGCATCTAATGGTGGCATATTAGCAATAGAATCCCTAGCGTTCCAACCGCCAACAGGTGAGGCTACACTAGCTGTAGTAGCAGTTCTTTTTTGTGGGACTGTCATTATGAACCATATCCAGTATCAGGAATATTAGCGTAGCCAATAAGAACCTTAGATGGGTAAGGGGCAAATGATAGATTTGGCGCACCTTTATCATTAGCTTTAGCCACAGATAAGAAACGCTGATAATCTTGTGACAAAGCAGTTGTGTCAAAGTTTTTAATTTGAAAATACTTCATTTTGGTGTAAATAACCATAATACGGTCATCTAAAACAGTTGTATCTGTATCTTGTGTAAAGCTATTTTTAATAGCGCCAGATGAACTTCTTGCCCATCCTTTGCTACGGTATTCCCAGCCCAAATATTCTTGGGTATTCATAATAGGCCAGATTTGGAATTGGTTATCTAATATTCTCCAACGAACTCTTGGGCCTGTTGAGATATAACCAGACTTTAACCATTGCCATTGTTGTGCATCTTCAGGGCCTAACATTTCCCAATGCTTAGATTTGTCCCAATGGGTACGGTCTGTAATAGTTTCAAAGTCATCAGGAAGGTTATAAGCGGTTTGGGCGCAGACTACTGACTGAGTTCCGCTACCTGAAGCCATTTGACTCATAACAACTTCTTTTGTGCTGTTATTTGCAGATACTACATAAGTGTCTTGAGGAATGTTATAGCCAGATAACTGCCATTGACTTGTAACATTGCTTAAATCTGTGCCAGCCGCAAAAGTTAATGTAGTAGAACCATTAACAGTTGTGGCATTGGCGGTTAAAGATTGAGTATAAAAACGATATTGCACCTGTAATGCTTGCCAATCGTATTCTTTAAGAAGTTCATAACCAGCGCCATTCATTAATGCTAGTATTTGTTGAACATCTTGAGATGGATTGCCAGCAACATAAGAGGGAATAGCGAGGTTTAATTCGGCTGTTACCTGCTGGACAAGTTGCAACATCGTTTGGGACATATTAAGCCTCGGCTACTTTAGTTTTGCGTGTTTTTGGGGTCTTTTCCGCAACAGCAGCAAGTAGCGCTTCCATTTGTTCTTGCATTTTGGATAGCTTCGCATCTGTTTCAGCCTTTATTTTAGCATTTTCTTCTTTTAATGCTTGTAATTCTGCTTCTCTTTGTGATACTTCGGCAGATTCATTGGCTAAATTCAGAAAAGCCTTGGCTTTTAAGCGAAAATTATGGGGTGACATACCTGCTACCATCCCAATACGCTGTAATTGTTGGTCAGAACAGTCTGCAATAGACTCAACTGTGTAGAATTTTAAACCACGCAATTCTTCAGCTTGGCTGCGAGTAACTTGAGGCCATTGGTCTAAAGGTGTACCAATAATATCCTCATGTCCTGATACTTGATTCTGATAATGCGCCCATTGGCGTGGAAAACGCTGTTTATGAGATTCTTGTGCGTAAGTGTCTATTTCTGTCAAATTATCTCCAGGAATCATAATTCTTACAAAATCAAATTCTTTAAAAATTGGTCTACCTGCCTCGTTTGAAGCGTCTTCTTGCTTCATACTTTTTTTATAGAATTGGACTGCTAATCGTGAATCTGCGTTTTGAATATCGCTTTCTATTGCCATTTTTACTTCTCCTAAGTGGTTAGGGTTATTAAAAAAAAGAAAAAGGGCTACCCTTTTGAGATAGCCCTTGTTTTACTACATTTTCAATTTAAGAGGGTTAACCTATTAAACTGAAGTTGCTGCAAACCAACCATAATCACCAGAAGCCATAGTAGCTGTAGGTGACAAATAAGTACCAGCAGAACCAGTAGCTACAAAGGTTGATGCGTTAATAGAACAAGTAGTGGTAGAAGCTGTAATAGCGCCACCAGCAACTGCCCATACATAACGCTTACCATCGGAAGCAAATGTTTCTGCACCGAGTGGGCCAAAAGTTACCAAACCAGAATTTAAAGCCTGTTCTGCAACGGTTTGTGTATCTACTAAATCTACACCTGCAATAGGGAGAGTGCTATATGCCATGATATTTCCTTTATTAATTAAATAAACAAAATAGAAGGGGTTTCCCCCAACTATTAGGTTGTCAACAAGCCTTGTAGGAAGCTGTTAGATGTTGTGAGATTGCCCGCCCAGCCATACAATTTTACAATCGCATCCTGGTTAATTGCTTGGCGTTCACCACCGATAGGTACAAAGTTGCGTTCCTTATGTGGGCGCAAGAAGATGTAGTTAGTGTTCAACATATACATATATGTAGCTGTTTCTTGTGAACCATAACCACCACCAAGTACCACATCAGCAGATGTACCACCACCGTAGAACTTCAATGAAGCAAAACCAGCAGCGCCAGATTCTTCAGCAGCAATACGCTGAATAGACTGCAATGCGCCTACATAGTATGAATACATTGTGTTACCAGCAACAATTAAGTCAGCTTTGTCTGTGCCACGAATCTGTTTGATAGCAGCGTCAGTCATTTTAGACAAAATGTTTGCAGATGTAGCACCTGTAGTGATTTGGTTCTGCCAGAATGTCCATACAGCACGGTTAATGCCACCGTACGTGCCAGACGAAGGAGAAACTGCAACAGCAGCGCCCAAACCATCCAGGTTTTTTCCACCGTTACCAGTACCGTTACCGTACAAGTCACCAGAAATGCGGTTTAACAAGCGTGCTTCGGAAACTTGCATACGACCATCTAACAAGTCGATGATTGCTTCTTTGCTGCTGTTTTGTAACATTTCAAGACCAGACATTGTTACAGCGTCTGCGTATTGTGCAATTTTGTACTGTGCAGCAGAGATAGGGCTATCTGGTGCAATGTTCAATACTTCATATCCGCTATAAGAGTTAGCGTTGTTTGTTGTGCTGTCGTCATACATGATTTCTTCCAAAATCACATTACCGCCTGAGAATGGGCGTACATTGCCCTTCTGTTGGAGGCGCTGAAGAATAGCGTTGTTTTGTGTTAAGTTGTCTGCCAATTCACCGCTACGACTTTGAATAGTGGTAGCGATAATATCGGTGATTGCTGAGTTAGCAAATGCCATGATTATTATCCTTAAAAAAAATGCGTCAAAATTGACTAGTTAAACCCTACGGCTTAATGCCTCACCCATCTGTTCGGCAATTAATGACCGTCTATCCTTTTTATCTTCTGGGTTCGTCACCTTGCCACTAGGAGTAGTGGACTTTGGACTTACCGCAGCAGCCTTCGCCTTCGCTACTTGCTGTGATTTGACTGCCGCCTGTTTAGCATCTCGCAGGAGTCTTTCCTGTTCCATTGACCAAACTTCGTCATTCATTCTCACAGCTTTCTTGTAGGCTGTTTCGAGGTCTTGGGCCTTCCCTAACTCAAGTAATTGAGCCATTTCTTCCCTTACCACATCAAAGTGAGGGTATTTCTCCACATCGCTTCGATACTTCTCAATTTCATTCATTAAACGCTGATTTTCCTCTTGGGCGAATCGGCCTTTAATAGATGAAACCTCTTGATTTACCTGGTTTAATTGGTTCATCAGTTGTTGCGTGTAAGGGTCAAATTGTTGAATCTGACTCTCACCATTTAATTGTATTCCATAATCTGCTGCAAGTCTTTGAAACAGTTGCACTTTCTGTTCATACGGTGCGTTTGTCAAAATTTGGTCAGCCCTTGCTAAATTTTGAATATATTGGGAAGGGTCAATACCTCGTCTTTGCAAATCAGGTGCAAAGGGGGCAACTGCGTCTTCATAAGCCCTAGCACGGTCAGCTTCAGCCTTATAAGTGCTAACGCCTTTCTTATATTCAGATTCACGCTGGTTGGCATACTCCGCAAACTTAGTAAAGTCTTCCTTACTAATCTGTTCTCCAGCTTCCATTTTGTCCCAAATCTGGACATACTCTTTTTTCCATGTACTTGGGCGTGTTACAGGCTTTTCCTGCGGTTCTTCATCCGACTCCGTATGTTCATCAGCATGAACATCCTCGGCAACCGCTTTGTTATCCTCATTGCCAGCTTCCTCTTTAATGGACTCCTTGGGAATATCTGTTTCCAAAACCGCTTCTGCTTCCAAGGGTTCGTTGTCAATTTCTTTCTCCTCTGGGGCTTCTAAAGTGCCTTCTTCAGCAGCTTCCATTGCTGCTTCTAGCATTGTTCTGCGGTCTAATTGTTCTTATGACATGATTTCTCCAAGTTATCGGTAGTTAAGTTTTGCATAAGCCAGTTCCGCAATTTGACGCTTCCTTGCTTCTTGGGACTTTGTGCTGATTTGTGCTTCTTTGCGCTGCATTGGTACATCGTTTCCTAATTCCACGCATCCGTTGCGCTTTAGGTTTTCTCTATGTTTTGACCGACTGTCTATCCAGCTACCGTCAGCCATAGAAATATGACCAGGTATATCAGAAATAACAGTAGGGGCATCCCTAGTTTTCATAGCTACTTTGTCTAACCATGATGCCTTGGCAGCTTCTTCGCCAATAGTAGGAGTCCACCATTCAAGGAAAAACTCCTCATCAGACTTTTTGGCTTCCACATGGTTGCCTTCAGAATATCCACACTTAGGGCAAATCATTACATTCTCCTTATCAAATCAGGTATTTTGTGCAATTCTTCTTCTTCAACTGTGACTACAGAGTCATACCAAGTGCCATGCTTCCATCGCCAGCATTTAAACTCTTTCTTAGGCATGATTACAACGGTTTTAACGCCCAAAGCACCTGCTAGGTGGGCTATCCCTGTATCTACCGTTACAAGCCCTTTACAGGCTTTTAAATGGCTTGCAGTCTTATTCCAATCTTTCTTCCATCCGTCATTAGGAAGTGGACTCCAGAACCTATCTTCTTCAGGATTAAACGAATAAGCGTCAGGGCCTACTAATTCAAGCATTGTTTCTGGGCGCATAGTGCGTACATAGTGCAATAAACCCTTAGAAGTAGACCAATTCACAGCTAGTTTTTTAGGAATATTGCTAGGAATAGCGTCTAAATACCCTTCTGACCCTACAATCTTTTTTAAATTGCATGGAAATAATGCTTTTGCATAAGATGGGGCGAGGCTAATGTAGTAAGGAAGGGAAATAATGCCAATCCAGTAGTCTGATTCGGTGGCAATGCCTTCTTCTGGCATATTAGTAAATGTATCAATACATTCCATTTGCCCAAATAAAGTATGTAATGAACCATGTTGCAATAAAACAACAAATTTAGCGCCCATTACCTTTAAAAATGGCAAAAACCTAGCGTATTGAATAATGTCACCAAAACCTTGTTCAGCTTGAACAGTAATGGTTTTCCCTAATAGGCTTTCACCTCTCCATACAGGCATTTTTAAACGCTGATGGTATGGCTGTGCTTGATTAGCAATAATTTCAGGATGCCAACGATATTCAAACAATCTAAATCCAGCGTCTAAACGACCAGCATGGAGATGTTCGTAGGCTTTTTTATATTCCGTGTGCGGATTTAAAGTAAGAGTGCTAATAATGCTTCCTCATCGTCTAACTCTGCTTGCCGCTTGGCTTCTAAGACTGCTAACTCTTGTTCTAATCTGAGTTTTGCTGCCCTCATTGCTACTGCGGTTTGCAAGTCTTGTTGCTGTTTAACAAGATTAGCGATGTATCGGTCAATATTTGCTAGGTTTGACGGTATATCAACGCTAACTACTTGATTGGATTGTAATTCTTTTTGTTTGTGTTTGCTTACTTTTGGTGGGTCTACCAAATCAGCAATAGTTTTCTTGCGTAATTCTTGGTCAGCTTTTAATGCTGCAATACGCTTTTCTTCTGCTTTACGCAGTTTCTTTTTAAGTTCTTTGTAATGCTTTAATTCTTCTCTAGTCCAAGACGCATCATCACCACCTTGTTTTGGATTAACAGGAGTAATAACAATTTGAAACGCATTGTTTTGAAATGCGGTTGGTTGAAAAGCGGTTTGAAACATTAGGCCATTTCAACCCAAGATGTTGTAGCTTCATCCCAGTTATATACTTTTCCGTCTGTTGGCATAGGTAAAGGTGCTTCCCATATCCAATCGCTGTTTAGTACCCAACTTGCGTATGGTTGCGGTGCATAAAACACATCGTTTGTAGCATCGTATGTGTAGCCAATACCAGCATAGTTACCACGCAAAGGTGTGCCACCTTGACTGTGTTTGTTAGCAAAGGTGTTATAACTAGTTTGAATCCAAGCGCCAGGGCTAGAATCTACGAATGTTGTAAAAAATTCAGGTTCAGCAACAATAACTTGCGTAACCTTTCCGTCTACTACTTTTGCAAAATGACTCATTTAATACTCCTTATGCTGTGTATGTTCCGCTAGATGTAAAGGTTAAGATTTTATTGCTGCCAGATGTAGTTACAGTTGGTGAACCAGTTGTTGTTCCTGTATAACTTGCAGTTGGCATAGAAAGAATAACAACACCAGAACCTCCATTTCCAGCAATAGCATTAGAACCGCCGCCACCACCACCGCCTCCTGTGTTAGCTGTGCCATTTACACCAGCTATATTTGCCGCACCTCCAGCCCCACCACCACCAGAACCACCACTAGCTTGTGATGAACTGCCATAAACGCCTCCACCACCGCCTCCACCATAAGTTACAGAACTTCCTGTAATTGAAGATGCAGTACCAGCGCCACCAGCGCCACCTATTGTAGAAGCCGTACCTGTACCTCCAATACTAGTAGCACCACCACCACCTCCACCAGCATGAGTTGTTCCGCTACCGCCAGATGTTCCGCCAGCAGAACCTTGGCCTGAAGTTCCAGAACCACCAGTTCCACCTCCAGTTGCGCCACCGCCTGAACCACCAGCAACACCGTTTACTGCTGAACCAGCATATCCAGCGCCACCACCACCGCCAGTTGAAGTAACTGTTGTAATATTTGAACCACTAATAACAGAATTATTGCCGTTTGAACCATTTGCAATAGTTGCGCCATAAGAACCACCACTACCTACAGTAATTGTATAAATTGTTGATGGAACGAATGTAAGTGATGCTGTAAGAAACCCACCAGCACCACCACCGCCAGCAGTATTGCCACCACCACCACCACCGCCAGCTACAGATAAATAAGTAACTGTATAAGATGCCGTTGTTAAACCTACCCAAGCTGTTCCGCTATAAACTTCAAATTGATTAGTAGTTGTATTAAATCTCATTGCACCATTACTAGGGCTTGCAGGGCGTTGTGCAGTAGTTCCGCTTGGAGGGTAAATTGCACCTGTACTAGCGCTAACATCCAAAACAGAAGTTGTAGAGTTATATGCTAAACCAGCAGAAGCATCTAAAGCACCAGCATTGTTATATTGCACTTGCGTAGTAGAACCAGCAGGGGTAGCTGCAATAGTTAAATCACCAGACCCAAGAATACTGTTTGTATTAATGGTTTTAATGTTTGTGCCACTTACTAATGCTGCTTGTTTACCGTTAAATGTAGTCCAATCGGTGCTTGTAAGGTAACCATTTACAGATGTAGTTGCGGCAGCCATGCTAATAGCTGGAGTTGCACCGCCACTACTTACTACTGGGGCAGTTCCTGTTACAGAAGTAACCGTTCCCTGTGGATTTGATGCAGTTGTAATGCCAGTTACACGCCCATAAGTGTCTATTGTGACTACAGGAATAAGGGTTGAAGAACCAGTTGTTCCTGCGGTTGCCACGCCACTTGCAAGGTCAATTACAGGGGTTGCACCACCTGTAGATGTAATTCTGCCAGTTGTACCACTTACTGAAGTAACCGTACCAGAACCCTTGTTATTAAAAGTATTCCAATCAGTCGATGTCAAGTAACCACTTACGCTTGTGGTAGCTGCTGGCATCGAAATAGCAGGAGTTGTGCCACCGCTAGAAACCACAGGGCTTGTGCCTGTAACGCTAGTAACCGTACCTACGCTAATTGACCCACCAAGACTTGTGCTTGTGCCATTAATGGTAATAGCTGAATTATTTAAAGCTGAATTAGGTATAGAAGTAAGACTTGCGCCTGAACCGCTAAATGTAGTAGCTGTTACAATTGTACCTGTAATTGCTTTTGGGGTTGTTGCCCCAATAGTCATATTGTCCATTGTACCTACATTAGTAGGCGCTATTTCAATAGAACCAGTACCAGTAGGCTTCATGTGTACATGACCTGTACCAGTAGGGCTAATATCTATTTGGGCGTTTGTACCGTTTAAATTGGTAGAAACATTAATAGACATATTGTCACCACCGCCAGCGCCCACACTCATTTGAGTTGTACCGCCAGAGTTTTTAAGGGATAAACCTCCAGAATTGGTAGCTTGAACAATAGGAGTTGTAAGACTTGTTGAAGCTGTAATTGTTGTAAATGCGCCTGTGCTTGTAGTTGTAGCACCAATGGTTGTTCCATTGATTGTGCCACCTGTAATAGCTACAGAATTGGCATTTTGCGTAGACATTGTGCCAAAACCACTAATGTCTGTGTTAGTCAATACAACTGTGCCTGTGTAGCCGTTTACGCTGGTTACAGCATCAGTATTGTCTATCTTTTGCCATGCCGACCCGTTATATACCGCCCAATCGCCCACTTTCCAATCAGTAATACCGTTGAGATTAGTGCTACCTGCAACACTAACAACATAGTAATAACCCTTAGTACCCACACTAGAGGTGAGAGTAGGAGTATTAGTGCTTGCATTCCATGTTCCTTGATAACTTAATGCGCCTAAAACGGCTGAAGGCAACTGACTAATAGGGACTGTTCCGCTACCGTCAAGGGTTGCTACGCCATTGGCTACACCAGCGTCTTTGGTTGATGCAGTTCCAAGACCTGTAATGTCAGTATTAGGAATAGTGCTACTAGCAGTCATTGTGCTAGTGCCATTACCTTTTACATAGCCTGTGAGAGTAGCAGCCCCAGTACCACCGTTGGCTACTGGGACAGTACCAGTTAATACATGGTCATCATTCCAATCACTAGGGCGTACTAACGATGTATCTGCATCGTCAGGTATTGTTGAAACCTTGTTATGCTTGACTGTTATAGCCATTATTGAACCCCGATAATTTTGCCGTCTTGACCTCTAATTACTGTCTTAGGCCTATTGTGTTGTGCGTTGATTGTATCAACTAAAGCAGTAATAGCATCAGCCATTTGTGCGTTTCCTTGACCAATAGCGTTAGCAATAGGTTGCATTGGATGTTCCATAGCGTGTGCTAGGCTTTCTTCAGTCATATAGGCTTGTGCGCCATCAGATTCATCAGCACCAATTCTAGCTACTTCAATCTTAGCGCCATTATTGATGTGGGCAAGCAAGACTTGAGTATTGCGTTCAGTCATAGACTTCATCTGCGCTACTTTCATCTGCATATCCATGTCCATCTGGTTACGCTGTTCTTCCAACTGGAATTTAAGCTGGTTTTCTTGGGCTTGGTACTCTTGTTTAGCCTTTTCCAACTCCATTTGCGCCATCATCTTCTGTTGTTCTAGCTGTGACTGCATCTGCATCTGTTGCATCTTAGCCTGGCTATCCATTTGGGCTTTTTGTAACTCAATAGGCAATGGTTTAGGTTGACCTTCTGCTTGCTGTGCTGCAATACGCAGTTTATCGGCTGTTTCGTCAATAATGCCTTCAAGTTGCTTACCAGCTTTAAACGCAGTAACGCCAAATTTAAGCATTTCTAAGGCCATAGGCGCTAACTCAGGGGCTTGCTGAACCATTGGCACAGCTTGTTGAATAAATCCACCCACAGCTTGTAAGAAAGCCATACGGTCTTGCTTTTCTTGCTGTTCATCTTGGTAAATCATTGAGTCAGATGTGACTTCAATGCGGAAATTCTTACTAGATTCGTTGCGTAACAGTTCTAAAGCCTGTGGAATATGCACTTTATCTTGGTCAGATAGTTGCATTGCACCAGAAATCTTAATAATCGTGTCATCGGTGTAATGATTGCAAATAATCTGCGCTTTAATACATAACAATGAGGTAGCAAAGTCTACAACTGCGTGTTGCTGAGTCTTTAGGCGACCAGCAGCATTGTTAGATTTGATAATTTGTGCGCCCAATGTTTCATTAGGGTCTGTTTGACCACGCTGAATGTCGGCAATACCCATCAATTCATAAATTTGACCCTTAACTTGTTCCATTGCTTGATAGCAAGACATCAAAGCAGAAGCAAATGGGGTTAAATCTACAAGGTCAATAGCACCTTTCATGCCTTGCTTTTCAGCAAAAGCCATCCAGTTATGTACTGGAATCATAGTGTTATTCTCACCCTCAGAGAACAAGCGCTGTAGTTCAGAGGCCGATGCGTCATACACACCACGCACTTTAAGGGCGTTAATTAAGCCATCAATTCTGTCACACAGAACATCTAATTCTCTTGCCTGGTCTTGGTAAATAACGAAATCAGGGATTGGTTCAAGGCTATCAGTTGTAAGGGTAGCGTAAAGGGGTTTAGGACAAGGCCAAAAATTTTCCAACTGAAGTGGGTCATCTCGTTCATCCAGAATCTTTCCGAGGGACTTAGAAATCCACAGTACTTTTCCTGTTGTTTTGTCCCAGATTTCATAGATTAGCGCCTCATATACACTATCGTCAGACTTGTACGATTGTTTTAAATCATCAGGCTTTGTGTCCAATGGAATCTTATAGCCTAATTCTTCGCCAAAGCGTTCACATAAGGCAGCACGACTCATATAAACTCTGCGCCATACGGCTGTTACTTCTTCCCAAGTTCTAGCGATTGTGTGTCCAAAGTCTTTCCAATGGACATAATCTACTGGGCAGCACTCATATTCAATGCGTTCAACAGACTCATTTTCCATACCGCCTTCAGTTTCGGCTTCATCGGTATCTTCTGTAACTTCAAAACCATCTTCAGGTTCGCCAGGTTCATCAGCAGCAAAGTGTGGTTCATAACGAACCCAAGCTACACCACGCCCACCAAGTAAACGGTCTAAAACGCTGTTATTCATAGCGGACTTGTAATCGCCATAATGTTCTAATTCAAACTCTAGCGCCCTCTCTAACATCATTGATGCTACACGCCCGATAGGGTCGTTATCTCTAAAGCGTCTGCTTACATCAGGTCTTGGAAGTCTAGCAAAGATAGCTGGTTGTATTGTTTGAACATTAGACCAAAGGATATTGAACCGTGCATTAGGATTGCGGTCATAGCGACTGTCGTCTTTATATTTCTTAACAATACGGTCAACTCTAGCTTCCCAACGCTTATAAGTGCGTTCATAGCCCATAATACATTTGTACCAGTCTTCGTATGTGTGGTCGACTGTCGCTTTATCGTTTGCCATCAAATTCTTCCTCTTGAAGTGGATTGTGGGTTTTGTTTCCACATATCATTCAAACTTACATCCGTTTTACCTACAAACAGCCCTTTAATCGAGTCATCTTTATCAGGCAACTTTGCTTCTTCTTTCCAGGCTATGGCTGCCATACGACACGCATCTGCACCGTGTGACGCCCAATTATGAAGGGGCTTATCGCTGAAGACCTTTTTATCTTCGTTGTAAGACCTTTCGTACTGCCTTAAACATTCAATACCTTCTTCACACTTTGGGTCAAACCAGCTTCTCAATAACATCATGCGAGTTGCTTGAATTCCGTCTTGAAGTGACAAATTTGGCACAATTTTCATTGATTCTATCTTAATTTTAGCAGAAAGTTGTTCAATTATTGACTTTCCTCCACTTGCTAATGTTTTTGCTTTGGCGTCGTGTGGCAAATAATGGTACTTATATTTAGCACCGTACTTCTGTTCTTGCTGTGCAATATAGCCTGTATAGAATGGAATAGACTGCCCATTGCTTGTATGGTAATCAAGGAATCTAACCTCTCCATGCACAACTTGCCATGTCCAAATCGTCGTATCATCGCTGTAACCCAAGTCCCAGCTACTAAATAGGCTGAACATAGGGTCATACTCAATAGGTGTTATGCGCCCTTGGTCAGTAATTTGACGCATTTCCTTACCGTAGTAAGCACCTAGAATGGCTGACTCAAAGTCACATTCAAATTCTTGTAGGTATTGGTCTTGAGTCATAGACTTAGCAGCATCTTCTAACTCAGATTGTGGAATGAGGTTTGTTTGGCTTGCCCTTAGTGTCTTAGCGTACCAACCATCATCTTTAATAGCATTGCTATATATGTCCCAGAAAGCGTTATGGCCCTTTGGCGTACCAATAAATACAGCCCAACCTAATCTATCTGCAAGTAATGGTCGGATGATTTCGCCCCATATTCTAGGTCGCATATCAGCATACTCATCCAAAACAATGCCATCAAGGTAAAGGCCACGCAAAGAATCAGCATTATCAGCGCCAAAAAGACGAATCCTAGCGCCATTGATTAGTTCCACCCATAGTTCAGATTGGTTGGCTTTAGCCATAACAGGCTTAGAAAAGCGTAATAGATAGTCCCAAGCAATGTTCTTAGCTTGGCTGTAATAAGGGGCAACATAAGCATACCGACCATCTTCTTTGTTTTCAATAAGTGCCTTATAGATTAACTCATTTATACATGAAACAGTCTTTCCACATCTACGATGGGCTACTATGACCGCCCAACGCTGTTGTCTGTCGTGGAAATCTAGGAATACATCTCTTGGTTGGTAGTCTAGTTCTACCTCTTGGACTATTTCATCCATATATACGTTTTAAGGCTATTTCTAGGTATTCAGGACTTATTTCTATGCCTACAAACCTACGGTTTAATTGTTTGGCTACTTTTCCTGTAGTGCCGCTACCAAGAAAACAATCTAATACTGTGTCACCTTCATTTGACCAAGAAACAATGTGGTCATGCGCCAATGACTCTGGAAACATGGCTGGGTGTTTTTCTTTAATATTGCCTTTATTTGTGGCAAATTTCCATATATTCCACCTAATGCCAAACTCTTTAATATCTTGACCGAAACAAGCCATTTTTTGCGTAGAACCATCAGGGTTTCTAACTGTGCCAGTTACTTTTCTGCCAAAACTTACATTTTTTCTATCGGCAATCAAATTTAATGTTTTTGGTTTGCTTTTACTTAATACAAACATATATTCAAATGATTGTTGGTATCTATTTTTATCAGGAAAAGCTATGCCATCTTTTTCATAAATCATGGTGTCATAAAGATTAAAGCCTATCTCTTTGAAATATAAGGCTTGTTTAAATGATGTCCCTGTTTCTGAACCATTAATTGTGGCATCTCCTACCACCCAGACAACCACGCCACCATCTTTGGTGACTCGATATAACTCTTTAGCTATGCCTTCAAAGTCAAATGAATAGCCATTGTATGTGCGTAGATTGTCGTAAGGTGGGCTTGTAACAGTTAAATTAATGCTTTGGTCTGGCAAAGACTTCATAACCTCAAGGCAATCCCCTAGTCTAAGGTCTATTTCTTCCAAGACACCACCATGCGTTGTGGGGCTTTTTCATCGCCTACTACTTCAGTTCTAGCTAGTTTAGGCACAGCGTATTCAACCATGTTCTGTACTATGTCGCACGCTTTACCAGGGTTAGGCAAAACAATGTACTTTCCAGTTTCATCGTCTTTAAGGCCTTCAGCCGTGTTATACAGCCATGTTTGAAGATAAGGTAGGTTGGCATCAAGTAATGCTTTAACAGCCTCTCGTGCCTCGGCAGTAGCCTTGTTAGGCGTTCCTGAAGTGCGACCACCTGTCTTTTTTCTAGTTTTATCTACTTTAGATTCCATACATTCTCAAGTGATTGATTTGTAAGGGTTTAATTCTACTACAGATTATCCAACAATATCTGGGTCGTGGTATTTGTTCATAGCCTTAGACAATGCTTCTTTACGCTTCATTCTCTCATTAGCTTTCTTATTGAGAATACCGCTATCGTCTAACTCTAATGGAGGATTGTGGTCTTGACGCTTTTTCTGTTGCTTTTCAAGCGTTGATTCCTTATGGGGGCGCAACATAGCATCTTCTTTTTTGTATTTGCGTGTCATGTGTTCCATTACATATCCTTCATTTTTGAGGCTATCATTTCTTTACGAGTAGGCTTGGCAGTCTTAGCTGATTCTTTAAATGCTTTTGCGGTGGGCGCGCCCTTACTACCAGGCTTTCTCATCTTTTCGCCTGAACCAGCAGCTATCCTAGCCTGTTTTTTATGAATATTTGCATACAATCCGTTTTTAGCCACAATGCCACCTCGCCCTAGCTGCTTTGCCTCTTTCGCCTGTCCATCCTTTAGACCTAGCGCAGAAACTGTCATGTCGTGACCCACTTGATTGTGGGGCTTGTAAATTACTACCATTCTTAGCGTTATACGCTGCCCTGCCTTTTGCTGTCATTCCTGCGCCCTGTTCCGTAGGTAAGTAGTTCTTACCCTTACCAGTTGTGGTCTTTGGAATAGGTTTATCGTGCTTTTCTACTGCGGCACGAATTTGGTCTTGACGACTCATTTCATGTATTTCTCGTAAGCTGACTCTAACTTAGCTTTACGCTTACCTTTAGCGTGACTGCGTTCTTCTGAAAGGGCAATAGCCAATGCTTGTTTCTTGGGGCGACCTGCTGCCACCTCGGTTTTATAGTTCTTACCTACAGATTGGGCTGACCCTGATTTATCTAACGGCATATCACTTCCTTAATCAAAAGACTTCATATATTCCAAACTAAACCCTCTAGGGCCAATAACATTTCCTTGAAACTGTCCTTGTGTAGGGTAATACCCTAATGCAATTCTTTGGTCAGGGGTTGTATATCCAGCAGAAACACCAGTTAATTTTGGTGCAATATACGGATTATGAATAGCACCCATTCCAGTTGCACCAACATTCCATGAATGACCTAATTCATTTGGAGTGGACTGATATCCTAAATTTCCCATTATCATTTTGCCTTGATTTTTTGGCAAATCCATAACATTTCCGCTAATATTTAATCCACGCAATAAATTAGCTAATTTAGAAGTTTCATCATTTAACTCTAAATTTGGAAGGAAATAATCATTTTTTTCCATATATCACTCTATTTCAAATAGCGTAATTTATAAATTGTAGAATCAATAAGTTGTTGGATTTCGGCAACAATATTGATTAATTCTTGTTTTTGTGGCAAATCTGTATTGGCTTCGTTTACAAAATTCTTTAACGATTCCAAGTACTTGAGTGGTTCTTTAGGCTGGTGATAAACGCTTGGGAAGGCCTTAATCTGTTCATAACATCCCATATACGCTTCAACATAGTCATCAACCAGTTCAACGATTTCATCATAGTATTTGCCTAATGCTTTGTGCTGAGAGTAAGAATTTGTTGACCAATGAAAAAAGTGAGTATTTGTCGCTGAGTGCAACAAAGTGGCAGCAAACATTGCTACATTAGCGGTTTCGGTCATAAATTACTCCTGTTCTATCCATTTTAGCAGTTCTTCAGCTTCTTGCACGGAATTTACCCTTGCCAAATGCCCACCTTTCCAGTTAGCAAATAATGCTAATTGTTGTGGGGTCAATCGTTTGTTATCACCATCTTTAACTTCGATTAAAATAGTGTGTCCTGCATAAGCAACCATAAGGTCTGGGATTCCTCCACCGACCATGTGCAAAAGAAATACATCAGCACCCATTTTTCGTAGTGCTTTAACAACATCACCTTGATTTTTATCAACTTTTTTTGCGTATGCCATATTTTAGGTTAGTATTTGGTAACTTAACAAGTATAAGGGGTAATTAATGGCTGGTTATCATTTATCGGATGAAGAATGGATTGCCGAATGGAAAAAGATAGGCAGCCCCCAAAAGTTTGCAGAAATTCATAAAAATGATGTTAGGTCAGTCTATAACCGTAGGCGGTCAATAGAAAGCAGACTTGGCGTTGAATTACCTTCATTTAATGACAACAGAGTTTCTCAAGCCAAAAAAATACAACAAACAGAAGGACATACTCGTAGAGGTTTTGACATTGAAAAAGGCCGAGTTATTGTGTTTTCTGACGCACATTTTTGGCCTGACATTACCACTACCGCATTTAAAGCCCTTATAGAAACTATTAAAGAATACAAACCAACTGCCATTATTTGTAATGGTGACGCATTTGACGGTGCTGGAATTAGTCGCCATCCACGCATGGACTTTGACAAATTACCTAGTGTTAAAGAAGAATTAGAAGCCTGTCAACATTATTTAGGATTAATTGAAGAAGTTGCAAAAGGCGCTTCTATGTATTGGCCTTTGGGCAACCACGATATGCGCTTTACTTCAAATGTAGTTAACTTTTTACCTGCTTTTGAAGGAGTACCTGGCACTAGCTTAAAAGAATATTTCCCACGCTGGCAACCTTGTTGGTCGGTATGGCTAAATGAAGATGTTTGCATTAAACACCGTTGGAAAGGTGGCTGGACAGGCGGTAGAAACAATGCAGTTAACGCTGGTGTGTCTATGGTTACTGGACATACTCATGTATTGTCTAGCATCCCTTTTAATGATTACAACGGCACACGCTATGGCGTACAAACAGGTACTTTAGCTGACCCAAATGGCCCGCAATTTGCGTACACAGAAGACACTCCTAAAGATTGGAATAGTGGCTTTGTAATGCTTACATTTGAAAGAAGTAAACTATTGCAACCTGAGATGATTAAAGTTTGGGGCGAGGATGAAGTAGAGTTTAGAGGCAAAATTATTAGCGTATGAAGCTAACCCCAGCTATTCTTCGTAATCTGTATTCAGCAATTTATTGCATGAAACCATTTGACCGTTGGAATATGCCTTTGCCAGAGGAAGTTAACTTTGTTGTCAATAAAGACCAAGAAGTAATGGGTACTTATTTATACGACACAGGTGAAGAATACGAACATATTATTACTATTTCTTCTGCACGGTGTGGACATCTTGACACGGTAATTCGAGTTCTTTGCCATGAGTGCATCCACATGAGTCGGCACAAGACATCTCGGTGGACACATCACGATAAAAGTTTTCGTAAAAGAGCCGCCCAAATTTCGTCTGAACTTGGTTTTGATGCGCTGGAATTGTAGCTTCAGCCTTTAAGCGGTCTTCCGTAGTGAATGTCGTCATTCGCTAGTTCCTTTTCCAAGTCTTTTATCTTGTCGTTCCAATAACGCCTCGCAGGTAATCCCGTGTTTATCTTCCCAAGCGTTGACACCCATTCGGTGAAGACTATCATTTCCATTCCTATGGTGTTCTGGGCATAATGCAAGCACAGGGGATGCAGACCGAACATTTCCATATCTCCTAACATGATGGAGTTCTGACGGAGTGCCTTCAAACCCATAGACTTCGGCGCATAAAATACATCCGAGTTCGGCAATCTTGTTAAGACGCTTCTTTTCATCTTTTGTAGCCATCAGCTAGTTCGTACCATTGTTGATAAAACTTTTTAAACATTTGTGTGCCAACACCTAGTTGAATACATGGGCCTTCAGGTTGCACTCTAAAAAACTTGTCAACTTTCATGCCATCATCAGAATGACCATAAACAATAATAACAATAAAACCTTCTTTTGCTGCTAATGCTTGCAATAATCTTTGCTGACCATAACTAACTTTTTCACCTTCGTAGTTATCATCTTTTGGGCGCTTCCATTCCATTATTAAGAATTGCCCATTTCTTTCGCATATACCATCTATGTCGCTAGGAGAAAACTTTTCATTACTAGGTATTAACCCTATAAGTTCTCCATAATCCACAACCTTTGGAAACATAGTACGCATTGATTTCATTGCTTAATCCATTGTTCTTTCAATGCCCTTACGCTTGCTATTTCAAGTCTAATAGTTTCGTCAGCTAATTCATGGGCTATTTTTGTAGCTTTTTCATAATCCCATTTAAGTGTGGCGTTATGGTATTTTTTAAGAAGTTTTTGAATTTTAAGGTAATTTTCTGAGTAATCACTCATTTGGTTAGTCTTTCAATATTACGGTTGTTAGCTTGTTCTGTGCGCCAGGCTTCAAATCTCATCTTGGCTGCTTCTAGTTGCCATTTTAACGCTTCTGTTTGTTCAGTTGCCGTTCCAATAGCTTTGCATAAATCTTGGTACTCTTGGCTGCGATAAGCCTCTCTTTCTTGCGCCCCCAAAGACTGTTCGTCTGTTTGCGCCATTTTAATCGCCTTAAGAGAACTTTTAAACGCTTCAAGTTGGGCCAATTCACCCTTTGCTTTAGCATACGCTGGCGCAGTTTTGAATATGAAGTCGATTGCGTCATTTGGGTCATAGTCTTTCATTTAAATTCCAAATAGTAAAGTTTGCGTTTGAACAGAACCACCAGAATCATATTTTTTGCTATCACCTTTTGGGTATGGTTCTATTTTGTATTTCAACAATTTGTTCATTTCTTTTTTTTGTTTTTTATCACCATGAAAATATATATACCTATGTTTTCTACTTCTTTCGGTGTAATAAAAATCATCACCATACTTTTCTTTAATGCTTTCTAAAGTCATTCCATCGCTAATTGTTTTACTGTGTTTATGTTCTAATCCTTTTATAGTCCAATCAACTCTATTTGCAGAAAGTCCTGTATATAAAAAATTAGTAGCTTGATAAACATAACCTACATGGCCTTGGCCCATATCGGCATAAGAAACAACAATGGTTGGTTTTGGTAATTGTTTAATAGAATTTGCAACTAAAAAACTTGCTTGATTTTTGGCGTTATCCATTAAACAAACTCTATTTAATTCCAAAACTTTATCTGAATATTCTTTTCCACAAATTCCCATACACAAAGATGGAGAAGCTGGAATTCCATAAGTGACTACACCAATTAATTGATTGTTTTCATAAAGACCATAAGCAAACATAATTTGTGGAATTCTTTTTGCGTAATGTTTTTCAAGTAACCAAGGGGCTACTTCTTCGTTTTTGATTGGCAACACAATCATTTGAGGGCCAACCACAATCCAATCTGGGCAAAGGCATAGCCACCCCAAATCATAGCGTTAGATGTAGCGCCTTTTTTTAATTGTGCAATACAAACAATTAAATATCCAAGTCCTGTTGCCCCAACAATGATTTTTTCCAACACCCTTTTTCCCCTTTGTTGCCTAATTTAAATTGTTCGTAAAAATCATCCCACATTTTTTGAGAAAATTTTGTTTTAAGAATATATTTTCTAAATTCTTTTAAACCCATTTCATATCTATATTTAATGAGTTGCCTTACTCCACACTCATGTTTAGCTTGTTCATACATTTAGCTTTTAATGTTGCATAGGTGTCGTAGCCGTTGCCCATGATGCCCAACTCCCTAGCTTTAGCTTCAATACCTTCATTACTAAACATCCATTTCTTGTCAATTTTTTCTTTTTTGGGTTCAATAACCAATTCATCTTCCCAGCGTTCAGCGTTAAGCCAAGTGCTTGCATGGGGTATAAATTCTAACTCAGTTTCTTTTGTTTTCCAGTATAGACAATGTTCATCTATTGCTTTGCAAGCGTCTAATTGCTGTTGTTCTGTAAGTCGTGCAAATGCTTTTCTGGCTACTGCTTTGGCTACTTTTCTAGGATATAAAGCCCAAAATTCGTCAAACATTTCTGTGATACCTGTCGTTAGGGTTGGTAATCATACTTTTAAGAAGGTCATCAATAGTACTAAACCATTGAATGACTTTCATGCCATCATGCGTGTATATCGTAAAACTCATATACCGTATGCAAACATAATCCCCAAAAATGCACCTAACAAACAAGCGTATATAAAATCTTTATTCATTTAATTCCCCTTAAATGTGTACTCGTTATTGAGTAAATGTAGTTTGCCCTATAGGTTTTAAAGAATCCACTAGTATTTGTACCTAGTTGCTTTAATACCACTTCCAAGAGGTTTAAGCACACCTAGCCTACCTAAGTGTGCCTTCAAATGCTTCCATTGAGGAATCGCATCACCCGACAGTCTTGCATGGTATAGGCACTATCTTCGCCACCTATGTTGCGCTGTTTCAACCATTACCCCCAGTAGCGCTGTAAATCCTATCCCCTGGTATGTCGTTAGAGCCTCGAGATAGGAAAGTGAGTTTACTCTATATCTTGTTCTTTTTGTAAACCAAAAGGATTGGGGTTTTCCAGTAGTTCAGGCCATATTAACCAAAAACTGTTTGGAAACAAGTCTTTACGATTGACAAGACCATGTGATTCTTTTTCTATTCTTGCGCCCAAAAACATATATTTGTCGGCTGGAATACCCCTAACACGCCAGTTAGATACGGCAGCAGGGTCTATTTTGCACATCTTAGCTACCTTTGCAGTACCACCTAAAAGGTCAATAATTGCGCTATCAGTTAGTTTTAATTTAGTGTCCATTCACGCAGTTTAACTTATTTGTTGTTTATTTGCATAGACTTTACTTTTTTTATTTTCTTGTGTTAATATTCTTACATAGCAATTTCGCTATGACTTTTAAGGGGAACTTAAATGGATGAATTACACCAACTAATGCTTGAACATGAGGAGTTTTTAGAAAAAGCCCTCGACAACATGGAGTACGGTGCTTTGCTGACTGACGATGAAGTAGCTTGTATTCGTCAAGCCTGTGGCAAACCAAACAAACGCAAAAACCCAGTATTGACAGAAATGTTTAATGACTTTGGCAATATTTTTAGAGGTGCAGCATGAAAGCATTTCCAGGTATGGATATTAGGGCGCAATATGAAGGTTCTTGGGATGATAAATTTTTAGTTCCATTTACAGGAATGGATTTGCGTGATTACTTTGCAGCCAAAGCTATGCAAGCAATTATGACAAATGACACTTTATTAATAGAGGCTTCTGAATATAGAGATACTGGTTCTGAATTTTCAGTTGCAACATTAGCTTATGAACAAGCTGATGCAATGATAAAAATTAGGGAGATAAAAATTGAATCAATCTGAGAGTATTGCTAACTTAGCCAAAGCGCTATCAATCGTACAGGGAAAACTTACTTATGCGACCAAAGATTCTTCAAATCCGTTCTTCAAGTCTAAATATGCTGATTTGGAGTCTGTTTGGGACAGTTGTCGCAGTCTTCTTTCTGAAAACGGCCTCTCTGTTATACAAATGCCTGGCAATTACTTTGAAGGGCGTATGTGGCTGGTAACTAAACTGTGCCATGCGTCTGGCGAATGGATTGAACAAGAGATGTCGTTTCCAGTTGGTAAACCAGATAGCCAAGGAGTTGTAAAAACCGATGCACATAGTTGCATGGCAGCAATAACTTATATGCGTAGAGGCGCATTAGCAGCTTTTGTGGGCATTGTTCAAGCTGACGATGACGGCAACACAGCATCAAACAAAGTTGTAGAAAATTTTAAACCAGCAGTAGTTAAAGCAAAGGAAATTTAATCATGGCTTACATTCCAAAGGAGGGTAGCGGTTCGCTATTCAAAAATGATAGGAAAGAAACTCAAACGCACCCTGACTATACAGGCACAATTATGGTTAACAATAAAATACATTACCTTTCGGCTTGGGTTAAAGAAGGCGCTAAAGGGAAGTTTTTTAGCGTTTCTATTGGAAAAGAAAAAGCGCCCATAGGATTTAAACCTGCTGGGTCAGATGAGTTACCACGCAACACCATTGAAGATGATGTTCCATTCTAAGGAGAATGTTATGAAAAAAGCATTATTAGCCGTTGTATTGGTAGGTATTGCAGTTGTGGCCCACGCACAGTATGCAAATTGCTGGCAACAGTATGTTTGCGGTGGTGGCGGTTGTCAATGGGTAACTATTTGTCGATAGGAGATAGCCATGCTAGGTCAAATACGAGATGTTATTGGTGATAAAGCTATAATTTCTAATGAACCTTTTGGGGTTGATGAAGAAAGACAATTAATAGCGTTTGAAGTAAATGACTTAGCTGCTGTTATTCGTGAGGTCATTCAAACTTGTGCAGATTGTTGTGTAACTACAACCGACAGAGAAGCTATATTAGAATTATTGAATTAAAAAATGTAGTATATATTACACATTTTCAAGGGGAAAATTATGAGTGAACATTGGTATTGCGCCAAAACAGGCGAACCACGCTATACGACTATTGGTAAAAATGGCAAAGAAAGAAACACCACTTTGCGTGATGCTAAGTCCCAACCTGGGACATTAGTACCATCAGTTAGCACAATTAATAGTCAATTATCCAAATCAGGATTAGACACTTGGAAACAGACAGAAGCTATTAAAGCTGCTGCTGAAAACCCAAAACTTGATGGTGAAGATGAAAAAGAATGGATAGCTAGAGTACTTGACATTTCTAAGTCAAAGTCTAGGGAAGCGGCTGACCGAGGCACAGTTATTCACGATTGGATAGAAGCCTATTACAACAACGAATTTATACCTGAGTCACCACCCTATGTCATTACTGTAGATAAAGCCATACAAGCCCATTTTGGCACTCAGCTATGGATTCCAGAACAGAGTCTAGTTAACGCCCAAGAAGGTTATGGTGGTAAGTGCGATTTGTACTGTAAACCACGCCATGACTTTTCAGGAGTGATTATTGATTTCAAAACGACTGAGAAAAGCCCTGGTGAACAAACACCCTGGTTAGAGTATAAACTACAGCTTGCAGCGTATAGAGAGGTTTTAGCACCTACAGCACGATGCGCCAATGTATACATTAATGGCACAACTGGGGAAGTTGCCATATATGAACATACAGAACAAGACCTTAGAGATGGGTATGAGATGTTTTTGGCCCTTCTTAAAATATATAAATTAAAAACTGGTTTAAACTAATCAAGAGGTGGTAGGTGCGATTTCCCCTTTCGCAACCATACATCACGGAGTCCTGCCACCTCACCTTATTTATGGGCGTTAAGCCGCCAATGTAGGATGCAGTAAGTTAGGGTTTTTGCGGCTTTCCACCTAACAGATAGCAACTGCCAAATACAGCCCTGTTTTTTTATTGAAATTTCATGCACTTTTGTAAAGTTTTTACAAATTATTGTAAAGCTGTAGACAAAGCATTGTAAAGTTTGGGCAAATACAACAATTAGGGAAAATACCTACATAAATCTATTGCAATTCAAATAAACTACAGTTTTACAAAGGGGAAAATATGAACAAACACGAAATAATTGCCGATATGGTAATTGCTTTTGACATTATTCAAAAAATTGTCAAAGAAACCGAAGGTCAAAACGAAAAGTTAACAAATTTGTTAACACAAGCTGAATTAGGCATTTGGGATGCAGTTTATGTAATTGAAGATGAATTGTTTGTAAAATGAATTTTACCGAAAAATGCCCATGTGATGATTGTGATTGGAAATACAAGTGCGATGAACATGAATTGGCTTGTAGGGCGTTTTCTTACTTTGTTTTGCATGGAACATTCCACGAACATACCGCTAGGATTCCAACAGGTCAGTTATTTCATAAGATTTTTAAAGAAGATGACAAAGCCCTTAAAAACTATATGAAATCATTAAGAATGAAAGAGGAAATGGGTAAATGAATATTCAAGTAGAAATAATTAAAGAACATAAAGATGGCAGCGCAGACGCATTGGTGCATTTTGACGCTGAAGGCTTGTCTGTTTTGGTAGAAGCTGGAATTATTGATATATTGCGTAGGTATATTGAACAAAACAAAAAGAAAGGCAAGAAATGACAAGAGATGGTGGCAAGGGCGACACACCTCGCCCCATAAAAGACCGTGATTCCTATTCTGAAAATTGGGATAGGATTTTTGAAGAAAAAGATGGGTCATTGACTATCAATGTAAACCCTAATGAAAAAATTGAAATACGAATTGATTTTGAAAATATTGAGGGGAGAAACTAATGACTAAGAATGACAAAAAGCTACTTTCACAGATGATTGGCGCTGGGCGATTTAGCTATGAAATGTACGAATTATTGGTAGAACAAAATAAAGCCAATTCTAAGGCTATGATTAGGCGTATGGGCAATAAATGGGTATGTCACCCAGATAACTATGTAAAGCGCTTAGAAGTGCCTATAGACCTTTTAAATGCCCACAGAGGGTCAAGAGTTCTTGGTAGGTTATAATAACGAAAACCCCTAGTAGTTTTCGCTACATAGGGGCTTCTAACCACCACAACTTACAGGAGTTGCTATGGCTGACCAAATTATAACTCAAGAATTTTTACAAAAAATGTATGAATACCGTGATGGTGTTTTATACAGAATACCTCAAACAAAAAGATGTAAGCCTAATTTAATTGCTGGACATCAAAGAAAAGATGGTTATTCTAGGGTTTCTATAAACAATAAATACTACTATGTTCATCGTTTAATTTATATGATGTTTCATGGAGAAATGCCTGTACAAATAGACCATATTGATGGCAATCTATCTAACAACAAAATAGAAAATTTAAGAAAAGCTGACAATACAAAAAACAGTTTTAATAAAAACTTATATAAATCAAATACATCTGGCGTAAAAAATGTTTATTGGGATAAAAATTGTAAAAAATGGGCAGTTTTAATTCAAGCGTTTGGCAAAAAAAAGTATTTAGGACTTTTTAAAGATTTAGAATTGGCGGAATTAGTGGCAATAGAAGTTAGAAACAAATATCATAAAGAATATGCTAACCATTTCTAGCCATATTTAAAGCCTCTTGTTCTTCTTTATCAACTCTTGACAACCATCCACGCCCAAATATGGGGAAGGTCTTTAATGCACGATAGTATTCCCTGCGAGATTCTGAGAATTTTGCGATAAGAGTTGCAGGATTACTGGAGGAAATAAGTCCTCTTGTTGTTGGGCCAATAACTCCGTCAGGTACACATCCAATAGATTGTTGAAGCAACTTAACGCTTCTACCTGGCCCTGCGTTAACTCCCA